TTCGTTGATATTGCTCAAAATTACGAACTCCACCGACTGAAAGTGTATTTTTCAGCTCTTCTTGTCGTTTGCGGGACTGTTTTAACAAAAATTCAGTCGCCGTTAGCCAATCCATCAACTTTTTCTAACCCATTGGATAAAACTAAGTCCTTTTGTGGCTGCTCCTCCGCCTTTAGCCTTACCTTTAACTGAGACTATCTCTCCAGTTCCAGCTGGTTTGCCCATACCTTTAACAGGGTTAGGTTGTGGTCCAGGATATACCTTAGATTTAGACTTTTTAGCCATTTTTTCCTCCTATTCGGTTCTAGTTTTTTCGTCTGCCTCTCGGACAGTGTTTAAAATATCTGCGTAAGTCCTATCTGCCTCTAAAATCGAAGACTGGACGTTCTTTTCTCGTTCTGCAGCAATCTTCATTTCAGCAATTGCCTCTTGGGACTCAATTTTTTCTTTCTCAACTTCCCGTTTTTGCTCTGATGCCACTGCTTTTTGCCTAATTTCTGCTTTTTGCAGCTCAATAATTGGATCAATTCGTTGCAGTTCTTCTGCTTTGGCAAGCGCTTCTGCTCGTCCTGTGACTTCTGCTGTGGCTTGAGTTGCCATTTGTGCAATTTGATTTATGATTTGCTGGCTTTGCTCTGGAGGCATTTGTTGGAGTTCCTCTAAAGGCGGCAACGACTGTCCCATTGCTTCCTCAATCTGTATTCTATACAACATAGATTGATGTTCCTGGATGTTTGAACTGATCATTTGCACTACCATCGGGTTTTCTTTAGCCATCGGGTTTTGAATAAAAGAGGAATGCGCTGCAATATAAGCTTCATGGTCTTGCCATTCAAATGCTTTAATTGGCTGCCCCATCATCGCAGCTTGTTCTTCACTGATTGGATCCCTGGGAGGAACTTGCGGTTCCTGTTTAAATAAACTTTGTGGATTTTTAATCTCTAACGCCTCATACATTCGGCGATAAGCCTCCTGCAAATTGTGTATTTCAGGTGCTGCTTGCGCCATTTGCAATTGTTGTTGGGCTATCAATACTCGTTGTGCCATGGAGAATATGTTTGGATCACTGACTGGCAGCACATCAATGCGATCATCAAAATCCTGGGCCATAACTACCTGTTGTCCCTGATCCGTCATGTAAGGATATTCTGGGGGTAGATAAGTGGCATAAACACGAGTCAACAGTCTAAATTCTTTCTTCTGAGCAAAATGCAGTCTTTTATGTATAGCCGACATTACTTTAGTTCCCCGTTCCAACATCGCTATGGTAGTTCCTACGGGCAACTGCTGACTGCCAATATCACCAACTTGCATGTCTGCAATGGATGCAAAACGTCTGCCAGAATCCACCAAAAGACCTAAAAGCTGCGATAAGACGGCTGAAGGTTCTTTATAAGGCAAAGGCAGCAAAGAATCCTTGATTGTAGCCCCTGCTATATCAACATCTCTAAATTCCCCAGGCTGTAAAGGTTCATCTTCTCCCTGGATACGCATTCCACGAGCTTTAAAACCCGCAGGTAAATTAGCCAAAGTTCCTGCATCAATTAACTGACGTAAAATAGAAGTAACAGACTTGGTTAGTCCACCAATCATGTGGATTAAACCAAAACCATAAAAACCCAATCCTGGCAAGAATTTATATTGCACAAAATAATCAAGTTTCTTGTAAAGTTGATCCCCTTCTTTCCAGTTACGGCGAATTGCCAAAACTTGGTTCATGTCTTCACAAATGGTCACAATATAAGGACACGCAAAGCCATGATCTTCAATCTCTGTTAAATTAAGATCAACGTGCATTTCCAAAATAGTGTATAACTCATTGTTTTCTGCATAACTTGGCTGCAGCCCTTCAAGTTTTTCCATTTTTTCCTGAACTTCGTTTGGAACCACAACTCCAGGTTGCATTAGCTCAATGTCGCTGTAGGTACCGTTTAGTTGCATTTTAAGCAGATCATTTTTAGTCATGGTCATGACATGGGTAACACGCGGCGAAGTTGAAAGATCCGTAGTTGTGTAGCTAACCACTAAATCTTCTGCTTTAACAAACTCACTAACAGCACGACCCAAGGTGGTCTCAAAATAAACTTTTTTAAAAGCACTTCCAGATAAAGGCAGATAAAACAATAACGAATCCATTTCAGGATCGTACTCTTCCATTACATGACTAATCTGATAATTCATGAATTCTTTTACCCTGGTAGATTGAGCCACAATTTCTGGATTATGCGTCCCTACAACTTGAACCTGAACGGGTCCCCCTGCTGGCAGGAGTTCCTTATAGGCTTGTGCCTGAAACTGGGTTACTGCTTCTGCTAAAAGGGGATGATTGACTCCACTTGCCCCTTGAAACGGTTGTGTCCGTTCTTCCTGCTTAATTCCCAATAAATCAAGTCCTTTACTAAAAGCCTCGTACCAATCCTTTCGAGATTCTTTGTCTTCTTCATAAAGGCTCGTTAACTCACTGCCAAGAGCCTGGAGAACATCTTCTTCTAAAAAATCCGCTAAATTTTCGTTAAAATCAGGCGGTTGTTGCCCTTCCATGGGCATTTCATCAAATGTTTCAGCACCTTCAGGAAGTTCAAGCTCTATTTCAATGGGTCCTTCAAAAGGACTTGCTTGGGCATCGCCATTTGACATGGGCAGTTGTTTGTCGATGGGCATAGATTATTACTCTAGCTATAAATAAATTAATAGTAAACTATTATTCCAGATAGCTCCTTATTTTTTCTTCTTCATATCCTTGTTCTATAAAATGATTTACGATTGATTGCACGGCTTCATGCTCTTTGTTTTCATAAATTTCCGTCCATCCTATAATAAAGTTTCTGATCCGGGCATACATGTCCAAAGGGTATTTTGGTTTGTCCGGTCGACCAAACCTGTGCAACCATTTTAAAAACGGCATACACAAAACTTTGCCTCCCTGTTTCCTGACTTTTTCCTGCAAGTACCACTCCTCGCCACCAAACCCCCGGAAGGCAGGATTAAAGCCGACCCAATGTTCTTTTTTACAGGAAAATAAACCACATCCCTGCATCGGTATCTCAAAAGGATCGCCTTTGTCCAAAGACGGTTGCGCCGTGGCCCATGTACCAAACATCTGTTCTTGCCATTTGGGTTCAAAATGTGTATAGAAGTTTTGCAAATCGTCATGCACCAAAGGGCCTTGAAGGAGGTCTCTTGTATTGGGGAAAGTGTTGTAATAGGAAATCAACTTTGCCAAAGCACCAGGGACCAATAATACATGGCAATCAATGCAAAGAACATATTCGCCTTGTGCGTGTTCAAATACTTTGCCTTTTACAAAAGAACTTTCCCATTCAGTAAACGGCACATATCTGCCGTTCTCCACATAAGACTCAATAAACCTTTTTACTTCCTCCCCGTGTGGACTGTCCGGTTTATTATCAACCACCAATATTTCAATCTGATCCATGACTTCTGGGTGGTACATGCGCAGTGCCTGTACCGAAAAATACACTCCATCGTAATCGTCATAAGTAGCCATGCCTACGGTTAATACTGGCATTTTAATAATAAACCCTTTGCTTATGGCGATGACCCTCAAAAACATCTTCATAGTCTGAAGGCAAAGAAACAAAACCGCCCTGGCGAAAGCGTAAAATGGCCTGTGAGGTGGAATCCACCAAGTCATCGTAATCGCCATTGGGAAAAGAAACACATTCTTCAACTACTTCTGTAGCCCAGAATTCATCAGGTTTCCAGATCATCCCCGATTCAAAAAGCGGCGTACAGGCATTCACCCTGGCTACTTTGTCAGAGCCTTTACTGGGAGTAAAATTTTGCACGGGTATACCAATTTTCCGCAGCTCCTGGGTTAACGGTGTTCCACTTCCCTTGGACTCAATAATAACGGTGTCGGGTTCCCAATGCTCGTAGAGTTCCAATGCTTTTTGTTTGAGTTCGGGAAACTCCCAACGGGACTTGACCGAATCCAGTAAAATCAAATGCGCTACGTCCCCTGAATAAAAGTTCTCACCTATTCTACCGTGTGGGTAAAAAACTCCCCACGTTGTTATAGCAGAATAATCAGCGGTTTCTGTGCGCAAGAAGGCAGTATCGTAACTTTGAATAATGTATTCACATTCAGGGGGAGTCTTGGTTGGCCATTCCTGCCACCATTCCCGTTTGATCAGTGCTCCTTCCTCGGCTGTGGGGTTCTGCATGTATTGGGCAAACCATTTGGGTCCATTACCGAGTGCTGCCTTGATCGCTTCCAATTCTTCAGCTTTCCAGTATTCAGGCCATACCGCATCGCCGCTTGGCAAAATGGCTGGCAATTCGATCAATTCCCACTGATCGTTCTGCTTGCTCCTGGACATATCCTTGAGTAAGTGCCCAGTCAAATCTTTCATCGACCATCGAGTCATAACCACGACAATC